TCCTTGTCCTGAATTTTTGCGAGTTCGTTTGCTTGGTCTAATAACCGGGCTTTTTCGTTTTCATCTGTGGCTTCAGCGGCTTGTTCCAGGAGGCCATCAATTCGAGATTGCCTTTCAATGTTAGCGGCTCCAAATGAATCGTTTAAGGCTGTCAGGGTGTCGAGGGTTCCTTGAGCAAGTTCTAAACTTTGCAAGCCTACCAATTCTACACCGTTCAAAAAGTCCTCAAGCGTCTCACGATTTAGGCGGCGTTTAGTTTCCTCCGCAGTTTCCGTTCCGAGTACCTGTTGAGCGAGGCTTGTAGTGCTTACCTGGAGGGTCTTATCTTGGTTCTCCGTTGTTACTTGGAGCGTCTTGGTATCTTCTTCCCTTCGCTTCGTATTGGCCTCTGCGGTGGCCATCATTAGGTCAATTTCCGCTTGCGCTGCCTCTTTCGCCTTTGCGATACCTTCAGAGCGTAACGAATTGAGCTCCGTTTGCAACCTCTTTTGAGTACGTAGTGAAGCGGACTGTAAATCCAGTACCGCCGCCTCTGCTTCGGCTACTCGGTTGAGGTCTTCTTCCAAACTTTCACCGAGGGCGACTTGTTCCCGTGCGATACGCGCCCGCTCTTCTGCGAGCCGGAGTTGTTCGTCCACGGTCTTTTGTTCAAGCTCTACAGCGCGTTGTAAGGCATCTATTCGTTCCTCTACGGTCAACGTGTCATCCTCCGCTAAAAGCCGCGCCTTTGATATCTCTAAATTCGTCGCCGCTCGTGCTTTGGTGAACTCCCTCTCTTCGTCCTTGAGGCGGTTCATAGCCCTCTCCAAATCGGAGGCCGCTTTGGTCTCTCGGATTATTTCGTCCGTGATTCCCGTAAACGAGTCCTTAACATCTGCCAACGCCCCGGAGAAATCGCCGGTAAAGAACTTCACCAACGCGCCCCCAATCTTGGAAACACGATCGCGCAAAACATCGAACGCCGCACCGAGAGCCGCCGTTGCTACCTTGAGTTGTTCCGCTCCTCGCTTGGTAGAAGTGAAGTAAGAAATCAGCGTGCCGATTGCCACGAGCAGAAGCCCGATACCCGTCGCAGCAAGAGCTACTTTAAACGACTTTAAACCCGTGACGCCGTTCTTAATTCCGCCGGTAAGATTGCGAAAGCCGGAAACGGCTCCGCCCGTCATCTTATCGAGTTGGTTGGTAAGTCCCGATACCGCTCCGCTCGTTCCCTCTACGCCCGTTTGGACGTCTTGTATCGCGCTGTTTACGTTGCCCGTATCTGCGCTAAACTTTAAAACGTAATCTTGCTGAGTAGCCATGAGCCAATTTTATAGATGCCGAATCCAAGCGCGGAAACGTAAAGAGTTGCGAGGATCCAATCCAAGACCTTAAACCAAAGCGGGACTCGAACCCGTTCCCCTTTGGCCTGTAGTAGCTGGATGGCCTCCCCTATATAACGGTGATTGTCTAGATTCCTCATTGCTCGAATGGTTGGTAACAGAAGTTGTTAGTTGAATCGTAGACGTACCCGTACTTGGTGCAACAAATAGAGTTCGCCGGGCTTACTTGATCCACGACCGTACCCGCTGCATTGGTAAAGCGAATCCTGCCGTTGGCCTTGTTGATGTCGTAAGGAATTAACGCGCAATCTCGGATGTCTGATAATACCTTGAGCAACTCCACCTTGGCGAGGTCTTCGGACGTAGCGTCGTAAGAGATAGAGAGGATCCGCCAGTACGTGTCCTTGAGGTAAATCTTATCGGAGAATTCAAACGTGGCCAACTCCGAGCGCGTCAACCGGAAGAAAGCGGTCATTTTGCGAGCGTCGGAACTATACAACTGATTTACGAACGGCCTCCAATACTTGTAGTAAAGGGTGTCAAGTGGGCTTGCTTCTATCAAGTGAAAAGGGCGCTCCGGGCCAAAGCTCAAATCCTCATCCGTAACTGTTGCCTCAAAAACGGAATACTGCGAAAACACAGGGTATCGAGTCAAAGTTGTAACCGAGGTACTCGTATCGTTGTAGTAATCAATTGTGCCTGTTTGCTGACTGTTCCAAAAGGCCAAACGCGGGAGTGGGTCTTTAATTCGCTTATCGTCTTGGTCGGTGTCTATCAACATCCGATGAACGGCAAATTGAGTCTCCGGGATGTATGATACTACATGGGGAGCGAAGGGGCTCTTAATCTCTTTTGTGCCAGACGCGAAATCGTTGTCCGGATCATCTACCCGATACCTCCCGTAAACGCGGGCGGCGTTTTTGAAAACGAGGTCGTTAACAAGGTCTTTTCCGTTCGAGTGCGTCCAGTCGTACTGCCGTGATTGAAGGTCGGTCGTTGGTTCGATTGTGATGTCTTTCGAGAGGTCTATTTTATTTGTCCAATCTTTCGACGTACCGCCACTCATGTAGTAATTAAATGGCTCTACGTATAACTTCTTCGCGTTGTTTCTATCAGGGATGAATACGAGGTTGAACATCTTTTGCAAACCCGACACGAAATCAATTTGCTTCATCTCCGGCATATTAGCTGATACGTCTACCGTTTGCAGGCTCGACGGGTCAGTGATGCTGACTATCTCAAGGCTCGTTTTTTCCTGACCGAATCCGGCACCCGTGAATGTGACGGTATGAGAACCGCCCGTGTTCATTTTGTACTCTAGTCGTAGGGTATCGTTTTGATTAAGCAAAACCCCCGACCCGCTCAACAAATATGAGTAGAAATTACCGTTAAAGATTGTACCCAGTTCGTCTTCAATCGGGATCCAAACCGGAGTACCATTGACGGTTACGGCAATTGTTATTTCATGGCTAGTATCGCTCATTTCTCCCAACACGTTCAACCGCAATTTATAGCGAGCCCTAAACGGTGCGGTATATGTGTCCGTTACCCATCGGCTGCCCGTGTCATAAAAAGGCGTTGTATCGCTGAGGGTAATCGGGTAATAAGTGTTCGAGCTTGCAGGGGTTAACGTTGTATTGTTTTGAAAGCCCACCAATAAGGTGTATTGGTTTGGGTTTATCGTTCCAACGGGCATACGATTCCCTCGGTTCATCAATAGGTACAGATCTGAAATCTCTAGGAATCCCGTAGAGGCATCGAAAAAGTCGCTCTCCATTGTATACCCTGCATCCGTTAGAATCTCCTCCAATAACTTAGACGCGCGGAAGTACGGCGTAAAGTCGCCGTGTTCGAGGGGGTCGGAAGTAGACCAAATATTTTGAACCCCGTCCTCATTTGTCCAATTCTGTCCCTTATCAGGTAGGCCGTAGCGTATATGGCCGCTCGACAAAGTGCCCGCCCAACTTGCCTCAATATTGGTTGCGTTTAACGTGTGATTGTACGAGGCAAGGTCGAGGTCGGTAAGCATCGCATCTCCGATGTCGTGCGATAGGTTCGCCGTCTCTCCGAAGAACACCAGTTCAACGTCTGCATACTTGCCCTTCTGAACATATATCGCCTTCACCTGGACGAAGCCCCGCATCACGGGGATGGTGTTGTACGAAAGCTCCGCGTCTACTTTGGTCTTTGGATCCCAATCCGGAATAAGTCCGAATTCGTTTACTGGCCCAAAGTAATCTTGGTTTTTCTTGGTGAGCGGTACGCGGAAGGTCTGCGAAAAGCTCGAACTACTCGCGTTGATTTGTTGTATATCTGCGAATTGATACGAGAGGTTAACTGGCTCGTTCTCGTAGAGTTCAATCTCGTTTCCGTCAATCGTAAGTCTTAGCATCGGATGATTTGTGCGAGTTCAACGTCGAACGAAGTAACAAAGACCTTCGAAACGGTTTCCTCTTCTACCTGCATCGAGTTGGTGGAGATAGTAACGGGAACCCACGTATTGTCGATTCGCGCCATTACGTTCTTACTCCTCATGCAGTATTGAAGCAAGGTGAGTTCCTCGATAGTAAGAATGCCGTTCAACTGGTAGCGTTCCTTTGCCTCTAGTTGATACGGTTTAATTTGCCGCTCAGAAGGCGCAAAGGTGAACGTCGCAGCGTCATAATCGCCTACGATTTTGCGATACGTCTTCTCCTCCCTTGTCACGGTCTTTTGCTTCTTGCCATTGAAGCGGAGGTAATCCCATCCGCCGCGCGTATTTGCCCACGCTAGTTGTACCGCCTCGTTTTTAGAATAGCGGCAGTCGTTGGTAACGCGAAGGATATTCCCGGTCTGGGAGTTTAAACCTGTCGAGGGAATTACGTCGTAATGCCCCCAACCGCCAAAGACCGAATTTAGAGCGTCAGATAAAGGTTTGTAAGAGGCCGGATATATATAGGCATATAGGAGACTTCCGGTTACGTTTGTAGCGTTTGCCGCCCAATTCGTAGATGGTACGAGCCCTCCATTCGTCGCGTTGATGTCATACGTCAAGGTAGTGTTTAGCACGCCGCCAGCATTGTATATCTTGATTTGCAGCCTATCGATAAGTGACCCGGTGTCGTCGGTGTTTAGGAACGCGGCTACCCCGTTGTCTTCAATGGCTGCCTTTGTTTCGATTACGTCGTCTACTGGTACGCGATCCGTCAACCATACCTTGCGGTTCGACTGAGTGCCGTAGAAGTCCGCGAATCCCGGGTGCAACCCCTCGGAAATCTGTTCGTATCCATCGACCAGGTACAACGTCTGATTATCTTCATCAAGGCTCTCGGAGCTGCCGTCCCATTCGCCTACCTTGACCTCGTACCTTTTCACCCCGTTGTTCGCTCTTGTGAACACCTTGGTGTGAGTAACGTGTATGTCTGTAGTCGCTCCATATTTAAGAGAGTCAACTTCGACCCGCCCCGTCACCACTTGCGAGAGGTCAAAAATACCTGTGTCGTTCGTATTGGGTGCGAGGTAAATCTTGGCTATCTCCGTTCCGTTCTCCTCTACCTGGACGATAAAACGGAAGTCGTCGGTTATTGGAGTTGTGTTCGTGGTCATCGTATAGATGAGGTGTTGCCCTGCCGGAAACCAGTTCTCGCCCGGAGAGGTTTGTATTGCCGTTGCCATTACTTAACTATGATATTTCCGAGTTTCAATTTGAACTTATCCTTGAGGTCTTCCGCTACTGCATCGCCGATTTGCTTATTAAAGCGAGCAGAGACAGCGGTAAAGGCTTTCTCATAGAACCGCAGTCCAACGATTCCCTTACGTTTGACCGCCCGTCCAAGAGCAAACGCGAGGCTGTTCATATTGCTTTCGCTTTGTTTCTTGAATCGCCCTTTTGCATCCCTTGGGCGGATACCTTTTGCGCGGATCCATCGCTTCAGCGCATCCCGGTGTTTACGGGAAGGGTTCTCAAACTTGTATTTATAGAACGGGGACTTTTGATTTTTGCGCGTTCCATCTACACCCCAATGGATGAACGAGGCGTATTTGTTCGCCTTGCCCCTTGCGCCAAAGGTCACCTCTCGCACTTCGTTACCTCGTACCCGGACGCGGTAAGAAAGGGAGCGTTTCAGCGTTCCGGTTGCTACGCCGTAGTTTTTGTTCTTGCCGATCCTACGCCCTCCGAGGTGGCGTTTGGCCGATTTGACTACCTCATCGGCGAAGCGAATTATTACCTCGTTGAGGTTCTTCATATCCCCGCTTTTTCGCTTGCCTTCTTGCAGTGGTTCGGCTCGATGCTGTCGAGGAGTTCAACAAGCCACAGCCCGACCTTTGAAAGTGTCTTCTCGCGTTGGTTGGCTCCGAGTACCGCAGAGACGGAATGAGTACCGAAGGGAATGCCTCGCTTCGTTAGAGCCGCTGTAAGGAACGAACCCGAGCAAACGGATACCACCTTCGACACGGAACGAAAGAAGCCGTATATAAGCCCCCAAATCGTTCTCACGAGGTTTTGTGCGGTAAACCATAGGGAGTCGAGTACGGTAAACACGATCCCGACCGGGATAGCTACCGCCGCCAAAACGATTAAAAAGAGAACCTTAGATATCTTCTTCAGGAAACCAGCCATTATCAATCATGTATTGTTGATCCCGAATGGTGGTATCGCTTGGGACGATATGCCCGAACGGGAACGAGTTATTAGTTTGAACGTATGCGGAAAGCGAATACCGCTCGTCATTGCTGAGTTCAGGAAAGCACGCCACGAGCTTCTCGAGCGTCGCCGCTTCGTGTACGTGGATCAAGTAATCCGTATCCACTTGCAGCGCGTTCTGGATTCCGTCGGGGTGGACTACGATACCGAACACGGTTGAAGCCGCTTCGCCTTCTGCCTGAATGAGTACGGGCCGCGAGATGTTGTACAGCTCTCGCGTGATTTGGTACGCTCTTCGTTCGCTTGTCTGCGTGGGCGTTGGTAGAACTATGATAAATCCGTTCATATCGTTATGCCGTAAAAAGTGGATTGATTTGCTTCGATTCCTGCGCGGTTTCCGCTTTGGTCGCTATCCCATATTATAAATTC